AGGTCTTGGTGAAGAAAACACCTAAATATACCTAAAGGTAGAGGAAACAAATGAAACTAATAACCGAAGAAATTCTAGACATTCAGTACCTCGTAGAGGACAATGGTAAAGGTGGAAAGAACCACTTCATCACCGGCATCTTTATGCAGGCTGAAAAGGTCAATAGAAACGGTCGTGTATATCCTATGAATGTCCTCTCCAAAGAGGCGGATCGTTACAACCGCGAATACGTTCAAAAGAACAGAGCATTTGGTGAGCTAGGTCATCCTGAGAATCCTCAAATCAACCTAGACCGTGTGTCCCACATGATTACATCATTGCATCCTGACGGGACAAACTTTATTGGTAAAGCAAAGATTTTAGATACTCCTAACGGTAAAATTGTTAAGAGTCTACTAGATGGTGGTGCAAGCCTTGGTGTGTCAACAAGAGGCGTAGGGTCTCTAAAAGCGCACAATGGTTTTCAACAAGTCCAAGATGATTACAAGTTAGCAACAGCAGCAGATGTTGTGGCCGACCCATCAGCACCAGAGGCATTCGTTCGTGGTATTATGGAAGGTAAAGAATGGGTATTTCTAAACGGAGAGTGGCATGAACAAGACCACTACCGTGCAGTCAAACTCATTAAAGAAGCATCCAGACACGATGTCGAATCAGTAGCCTTAAAGATTTTTGAAAATTATATTTCAAAATTATAAAAATACTAAATAACATAGGAAAATAAAAGGAGTATCCTAAACATGGGTAAATCACTAACCGAAGCAGCGAAAGCTGTGCTAGAAGGTAAGCAACTAACTGAAGGTGCTTATCCAGAAGTATCACCTGGTAAGATTTCAAATCCTAACCCAGTTGATCCTTCAACCGCATCAACAGTTAATGCTAAGACATTACATCCTGGTACAAAGTCACCAGAAGGTCGTTTTGCTAATCCAAACGGCCCAGACGTTGCATCATTTTCTGGTGTTGATGATCTTGGTGGTGCTACACCAACATCAATCGCATCTGATAACCTTGGTGCTAAGGCTGCTGGCAAAACCGGCAAAGACACATCAAAGTCATCTGCATCTTCCGTTTCAGGTGAAAAGAAGAAATCACTAAAATCACAACCACAGTCTGGTTCATCTGCTCCTGCTGGCCTTCCAGAAGAGATGGAAGATGACCGTCCAGTAGTTGCTGAAACATCAGCAATTGCCGAGCGTGTTGCTACCATCAAAGAAGCAGCTAAGAAATCAAAGATGGCTGCATCTGCTTGTTCAATGGAAGAAGAGAACCTTGAGGAAGAAGAATTAGAACTTTCCGAGGAACTAGAAGATTTCATTAACGAAGCAATCGAGGCAGGTCTTGATGAAGAAGAGATCCTTGCTGCTATTGAAGAGAACTTTGAGTTTTCAGAAGAAGTTCTTGACGAAGAGACATCAGAGGAATCACCAGTCGAGTATTATCCAGTTGACATGTCCGAACATGTTAATGCTTTACTAGAAGGTGAAGACCTTTCAGAAGATTTTCATGCTAAGGCAACCACAATTTTTGAAGCTGCTGTAAAAGCGAAACTTGAAGAAGAAGTTGCCCTACTTGAGCAGGCTTATGCAGAGACATTGGAAGAAAGAGTTGCAGAGATTATGGAACAACTTTCATCTGACGTTGATAACTATCTCAATTACGTAGTTGAACAGTGGATCGAAGAGAATGAAGTTGCCGTTGAGTCCGCTCTCCGTAGCGAACTTACCGAAGATTTCATCGGCGGTCTCCGTTCACTATTCGCCGAACACTACATCGACATTCCTGAAGAGGAAGTTGCCGTTGTAGAAGAACTTTCACATACTGTTGAAGAACTTGAAGCAAAACTCAATGAAGAGATTGAACGCAATGTTGCTCTCACAGGTATGATTGCTGAGGCTCGTAAGTCCGAGTTGACTGCTTATGTTTGTGAAGGTCTTACAACTACTCAGGCCGAGAAACTTAAAGGTCTCGTTGAGAATGTTGCTTATACTAACGATGACCAGTTTATCGAAAAGATTTCAACACTACGGGAGAACTATTTCCCAACATCAGTTAAATCTGATGCAGTTCTTGACCGCGTAGAGTCCGCAGATCCATCAATGATTAACGAAAGCAATCTTGAGGGTCCTATGGCAAACTACGTCAAGGCACTTGGTAGAAGCCTCCCAAAGTAATTTAATTAGTTATATTAACTAAACTAAACATAGAAAGAAGGAAACTAAAATGTATTTAACAGAACAACTAGAACAGAAGTGGTCACCAGTTCTTGACCATGATGGTCTTCAGGGAATTAAGGACCCATACCGCCGTGCGGTTACAGCCGTAGTTCTTGAGAACCAAGAAAAAGCAATGTCAGAAGAGGCTCGCACTCTTAACGAAGCTGCTCCTACAAACTCAGGTGGCGGTCTCGGTGCTGGTACATCAGTTGGTTCATACGATCCAATCTTGATTTCACTAGTTCGTCGTGCGCTTCCTAACCTAATCGCTTATGACGTTTGCGGCGTTCAGCCAATGACCGGTCCTACCGGCCTTATCTTCGCTATGCGCGCTCGTTACTCAGCAATGGGTGGCCAGGGTCAAGGTACAACAAACGAAGCATTGTTCTTCGAAGCGAACTCAAACTTCTCTTCACAGAACTCAGCTGGTGGCCTTCCTGGTACAGTAGCAAACACAAGCGCAAGCACATCAAATACCGACCCTGTATTCAACCTTGGTGTTGATACAACATACGGTACAGGTAAAGGCATGACAACAGCACAGGCCGAAGCACTTGGCGACGGTACAACTGGTAATGCTTTTGCTGAAATGGCCTTCTCAATCGATAAGGTTACTGTTACAGCACGTTCACGCGCTCTAAAAGCAGAATACACCACAGAACTTGCTCAGGATCTTAAAGCCATTCACGGCCTTGATGCTGAGACAGAACTTGCTAACATTCTCTCAACAGAGATTCTAGCAGAAATCAACCGTGAAGTTATTCGTACCATCTATTTGTCAGCATCAGCTGGCGCTCAGTATGGTGTTACAACTGCTGGTACATTCGATCTTGACACCGACTCAAACGGCCGTTGGTCAGTTGAGAAGTTCAAAGGTCTTATCTTCCAGATCGAACGTGAAGCTAACGCTATCGCAAAAGCTACACGCCGTGGCAAAGGTAACGTCATCATCGTTTCTTCTGACGTTGCATCCGCTATGGCTATGGCTGGTGTTCTTTCCTATACACCTGCTCTATCTGCCGACCTAACAGTTGACGATACAGGCAACACCTTCGTTGGTATGCTCCACAACCGCATTAAGGTTTATATCGATCCTTACTTCGGTGGTTCAGCAGTCGGCGACGAGCTTGTTACAGTTGGCTTCCGTGGTCAGTCACCATTCGACGCTGGTCTATTCTACTGCCCATACGTTCCACTACAGATGGTTCGTGCAATCGGTCAGGATACATTCCAGCCAAAGATTGGTTTCAAAACCCGTTACGGCATGGTTGCTAATCCATTTGCTACTGCTGCTGGCGACGGACAGGTATTGTCTCGTTCTGCTAACGGTGGTAACAATGCGAATATCTACTATCGCATTTTCCGCGTTCGTAACCTTACCTAATAATAAGAGACGAATAATCGTCCAAGAGAGAGGCCTTCGGGCCTCTCTTTTTTTATGCCTAAATACCGGACGGAGGCATCGATGACCACAGAATTTTTACCACAGACACCACAGAATACCAGTATTCTTCAGTCAACAAAATTTACTTTCATTATTCCTGATCTTCCGTTTTTGAAGTATTTTTGTCAGACTGTCAATTTACCTTCCGTATCTACTACAGAAGTTCTGGTCCCTACACCATTTTCCGCAACCTATCGTCACGGTGATAAGTTGGTGTATGATGCTTTCACCATCACCGCTATCATTGACGAGGACCTTCGGGTGTGGGAGGAGACATACAAGTGGTTGGTAGGTCTAACCAGACCACAATCATATGCTCAATACATCAAGGCAAAAGATCCTAAGGCACCACTTTACTTTGACGGATATCTTACCGTAAATACTAATGCTAACAATCCTAACATTCGGGTAAAGTTCCATAACTGTCATCCTACTTCTATTGGACTAATCTCTTTTGACACCAAGGTAGACGCAGATGTTATTCCTACTGCTGACTTTACTTTCCGTTATGACCTCTTTGAAATAGAACGCTTGACAAATCCTTAAAAATAGTATATACTAATACTTTGATAATGAATGGAGTTTGCTTTGCGACCACCAGTTAAACTTGATGACTTAATGGAAGAATGGCATAAAGATTGTGCTATTGACTCCACTGAACCAGGCCTGGAATTAATCCGTATCTCATCCCTTCATGGTAAATACTTACACATTCTATCTCACCATAGGATGCTGGTTAAGAAATTTACCAATGACTATAATAAAATGCGTCTTATAAAGTTCCAGTATTATCAAGGTGAACTTGATATGGAAGAACTGAAAGAACGTGGTTGGGAACCTAATAGTCGCCTAATCATTAAGCAGAATATACCAATCTACATGGACGCGGACGAGGACCTAAATAATATGGTTCTTAAAAAAGTGGTACATGAAGAAGTGGTAGAGTTTTGTACCTCCATTATAAAGGAACTAAACAGTAGAGTATATGCTCTAAGATCCTTTATTGAATGGAAGAAAATGACGGATAGATGATAGACTTTGTTATAACAAATAAGAATGAGGCCTACATCCATATCCGTTGTGATGAAGGTAAAGGATGGGAACTGCGTGATGCATTTTCTTTCCGTCCCCCAGGGTTTCAGTTTGTTCCTTCTTACAAGCAGAAACTTTGGGATGGATACCTCAGACTTTATTCACCTACCACAGGTTTGATATATCGTGGCCTTGCACCACAAGTAATGAAGTGGATCAAGGAAAGAGGTTATACATATGAGTATGAGGATGAAGACTTAGATACATCATTCTCCTTAGAAGAGGCAAAAGAATATGTCGAAATACTCAATCCTAAACACCCTCCACGCGATTATCAAATGGATGCTTTCGTTCATGCTATTCGTTCTAAACGTCGCATTGTGTTGTCTCCTACTGGTTCCGGCAAGTCTCTTTTGTTATACCTTGTTTGCAATTATCTTCTCAAAAAAGGCAAACGAGGTCTTCTCATTGTTCCTAGGTCCGCACTAGTAGAACAAATGTTCTCCGACTTCCAAGACTATTCTACTAAGAATGGTAAGGATATGTTTAAGTATTGTTGGAGAGTATATTCAGGTAAAGATAAAAACTCCGAACATCCCATTATGATATCCACTTGGCAGTCTTTGTTTAGGATGCCTAAAGAATACTTTGAGCAATTTGATTATGTAATCTGTGACGAAGTTCACCAAGCACAGGCCAAGGCCTTATCCGATATCCTTTCCAAATGTACCAAAGCAGAATACCGACTCGGTGTAACAGGCACATTATCCGGTGCCAAAGCACATGAATGGGTATTGATGGGATTATTTGGACAGATATATAAGGCCACCACATCAAAAGAATTGATGGAGAAGAAACAACTAGCAGAACTTACCATCAAGTGTCTTTTGTTGAAATATAGTGAAGAAGAGTGTCACTATATGAAATCGGCCACATACCAAGAGGAACTTGAATATATTATATCTAATAATAGTCGTAATAAGTTTATATGTAATCTTGTCTTGTCTTTAGAAGGCAATACCTTATTACTGTTTAACTTTGTAGAGAAGCATGGCACCGTCCTCCACGACATGCTAAATAAGAAAGTCAAGGACGGCCGTAAGGTCTTTTTTATCCATGGAGGTACAGATGTCAGT